AACGCGATATCGTACAAGCAAATTGAAGAAATGATCTTCACGCAACAAATTCCCGTAGAGGTCATCGAACAAGCGCAACGAGAATACGCAAAATGGCTCGCAACTGAATTGAAGGAGTACTACAAGAAATACACAAAGGATGGCATTCAGCTTATCGCAGAAGCGTTCCAAAGAAAGTTAGACTATGATAAGGTTCTTATCTACGTTGATAAGTGGATCCTGGAACACGGAGCAAACCTTGTCACGAAAATATGCGACGATCAGCGACTTGGGTTGCGCGCAGTTTTGCATAAATTTATTGTGGAGGAGCCTAAATCGCCTGAGGAACTGAGCCACTACATTCGGTCTGTTGTGGGCTTGACTGAAAAACAAACTAAGGCGCTCCTAAAAATGTACGATGCTTTGATGGAACAGAACCTAACCACGGCACAAATAAACAAAATTGTCGCACAACGTGCCCGCGAAATGCACCAGTACAGAGCGCGAATGATAGCTCGAACAGAGTTAAGCTACGCTTACAATCGCGGCACGCTTTCAGAAATGCAGGATATCTCAGAAGAATTTCGTTTCGAAACCTATAAAATTTGGATCACGGCTCCAGATGAATTAGTTTGCGAGCGTTGTGCGCCGTTAAATGGGACTAAGATAGGTATCAGCGACGAATTTCCTACAGCAAGCAAGAAAAGCTCAGAAGTGCTCCTAACCCCACCCTTGCATCCTAATTGTCGATGTTCTATAATATACGAGGTGAGGTGAAAGAATGTTAGAGAGGTCTTTCAAGTTTAGCTTGAAGGCTATTGAAGAAAAGGATGGATACGGATACTTCGAAGGGTATGCGGCGGTTTTCAATGAAAAGGACCTCGTAGGAGACATTACTAGAAAAGGCGCGTTCAAGAAGACGCTCGAATCCTGGCAAAATTCAGGCAAAAATATTCCTTTGCTATACCAGCACGAAGAGCCCATCGGAATTGTCACAAAAATTTTCGAGGACGATTACGGCTTGTACGTGGTCGGAGAGATCAACCTCGAAACAGAGGAAGGACGAAAAGCATACGCATTATTGAAGCAAGGCGCGTTGCAAGGCTTGAGTTTCGGATATGAGGTTATTCAGTCGCGATGGATGAAGGATGGTACGCGCGAAATTCTCGAGGTGAAATTGTGGGAAATCAGCCTTGTGACGTTCCCAGCGCAGGAGAAAACAAAGATAGTCGCTTTTAAGAAGGTTGTGCCGTACCAAGATTTGCCGCTTGCGGACGAAGGCACGCCTTGGGACGCGGATGAAGCGCGTTGGCGAGTCGCAAAATGGGCGTCCTCGGATGGATCGAGTGAGGAAGAAAAAATCGACTGGAATAAATATCGCAAAGCATTTCTGTGGTACGACGAGGAAGCGCCTAACAATTTTAGCTCATACAAACTGCCCATAGCGACGGTAATTGATGGGCAACTTAAGGCCGTCCCGCGCGCGATATTTGCGGCAGCTGCAGTGCTCATGGGTGCACGCGGAGGAGTCGATATTCCTGAGGCGGAAAAGGAGAAAGTGAAACGCCACCTGGAAAAGTATTATGAAAAGATGGATCGCGAACCGCCTTGGAGTAAGGAAAAGTCATATGAATTGGACTTGCTAATGATCTTAGGCATGATTGACAATATGAAACTTGAAGTTAAGGAAGGCAAGGTCCTGAGCGCGCGAAATAGGGCGCTGCTTGAGCAAATAAAAAACGCACTTGAAGCACTCCTTAAGCTTGCTGAGCCGCGTAAAAGCACTCAGGAGCTTGAGGAGCCGCAGGAAGACGAAGAAATGGATTATAGTGCGCTCTTGGAAGAGACGCTCAAGAACCTTCAGGAAATCCAAAGTATGTTAGGAGGTTGAGAAGTATGGAGGAAAAGATTGTTGAGTTGAACAAAATGATTAATGAGCTCCGAAAAAAGTTAGAGGAGAAAGAAGCGGGAAGAATCACGGAAGCGCAGTTTAAGGAGTTTGAGGAAAAAATCAACAAAAGAATCGACGAAATTGAAGTCGCCCTTCGCAGACCAGCCGTAGAATCTGCAAGGACAGAAAGCAACGAAGCCAAAGCAGCATTTTTCAAGTATCTCAGGACAGGACGAATCGAAACGAAGGCATTCCTAGTCGAAAACGCAACGGGCGAAATTCTTGTGCCCGAACAGCTGATGGCAGACTTGCTAAGAACGTTGCCCAAGATTACGACTGTTAGGCCGCTCGCGCGAGTGATGACCATCAACAGCGACAGGATGAGAAAGAGGAGTATCAGCGGCCTGAGCGTGGGCTGGGGCAAACTCGAAACCGGCGCAACAACCGGCGCAACATTGACCGTCTCCACCCTCACGCCATCCGAAGGATACATTTATGTCGAGGATTTGTATGGACTAACTAAGATAGGCGAAGATTTGCTCGCGGATTCTGACGTGAATTTGGCGACAATAATAACCGAAGAATTTGCAAAAGCAATTGCAAAAGCTGAAGACGATGCATTTATTGCTGGAACCGGGCATGCAAGCAGCAAACCTGAAGGCGTCTTAACAGCGTCTGGCACAATTTCTCGCACAACCGCATCAGCTGGAACAGTGGATTTCGATGACATACTTGATCTCTACTATGCCATTGCTGCACAATATCGTGCAAATGCGGTTTTCATATGCCACTCTTCAACCGAAAAAGAACTGAGAACATTGAAGAACAACAACAATTATATTTGGTCTCCCGCAGTATCTCAGGGTATGCCAAATACGTTGTTCGGACGCCCAATCTATACAAACGATGCCATGCCTGAATTCAACGCAGGAAACAAAGCAATGATATTCGGTGACTTCAAAAATGGATATCTCGTACTTGACCGCGAAAGCTTGACCATTCAGCGGCTGAATGAACTTTATGCAGAATCAGGACTTGTAGGATTCAAGGTTCATTACCGAGTTGGCGGCGGAGTGCTTGACCCGGGAGCATTCGCAATCTTGACAGTTAGTTCATCTGGTTCATTATAATTCATGAGCCGAGGGAATATTCCCTCGGCTTGTTGAGGTGATTTCATGATTATTGCGCGCACGATTCAAATACTTGGAGACATGATCTCAGTGCCTGAAGCAAAAAATTATCTCAAACTTGATACAGAGATATTGGAAGATGACATTCTATTGACGATGATAATTGCAGCTGCATATACAAATTTTGCGGCATATACGGGTATTGCACCAATTTTGACTGAATACGAATGTCGTGGATACAGTAGCTTTGCGAATACAGAGATGTCACCAAGAATTCCAGCAAAAGAAATTACAGACCCGTCATCTCCTGAAATTGCTCTGATTTCAGAAGATACAATATCTGTCCCTGTTGGTGTGGAGTATTTTTTTAAGCTGAAGGCTGGATATGAAACCACACCTGACAATATTCGGGAAGCATTATTCCGTGCAATCGCAGAAATGTATATCAAAAGAAGCGTTGATGTTGATTTGACACCAATCTTCTATTCATTCCGGAGGTCCTTGATATGAATCTTGGAGAATATGCATATAGAATTGAAGTTTTCAGAAAGACATATGTGCTTGATGAACAAGGCGGGCGTGTCGAAACACTTGAACCTGTCGGAAGATTTTGGGCATACGTAGTGCAGAAGGAAAACATGGTCGAGCAAGAAGCCATGAAAGACGAATATAGAGCACAATTTGAATTCCACATAAAGACAAACAAAACAATCGTTCCGGGCATGATTGTGAAATTTAAGGATAAATTTTTTAAGGTGAAGATCGTCACCGTGAGACTACCTTATGACACGAATTTGATTTGTGAGGAAGTGACAGGATGATGAATATACAGGTGGAATTGAAAGGGAAAGAAGAACTGATGAAAAAATTCAACAAGCTCTCCGATGACATAAAAAAAGAGATCAATCAGTCTATTGTCAAAGCAGGTACAAACACACAAAAAGAAGCCAAGCTCAGAGTACCTGTCAGGACAGGCGCACTAAGAAACTCCATAATGATGCAAATAAACGAAGGCATAAAAGGTTCAATATCTGTCACGGTGGGTGCATATATGCCGTATGCAAGCTTTGTTGAATATGGAACAATATACCAGCGTCCCAAACCATACCTAATGCCTGCATATGAAAAAGCAAAACGTGAATTAGAGCAAAAATTGAAAGAAATCGAAAGGAAGATTGAAAATGCTTGATGCTGAAAATATCCTCAGAAAAGCTATTTTTGATACGCTGAAAACGAAATACACAACATTTGAAGATGTGCCAGATGACGCAAGTTTGCCGTATGTCGTCATTGGACAATCAAGCAAAATTGACGATTCAACAAAAACCACATCGAGAATGCGTGTTTCTTTGAATTTGCATGTGTTTTCAGATTATCAAGGATTCCATGAAGTTGCAGAAATTGTAGACGACATTATTGAAATGTTCGACAAAACAAGATTAGAGTCAGAAGACAAAGAAATCTGGATATTCATTGATGAAGCAGAAATTACAGATGAACCGCCACACAAACACGCAATAATAAGGCTTAAAACATATATCCATGAAGGAGGTTGATGAAAATGGCATTAATTCGTGGTGTTGACGTGCTGGTAACAATCAAACAAGGCACAGAAGACGTCATAATTGGTGGACAAAAAGACGCGACTTTGTCAATATCTGCAGATACTTTGGAAACAACCACAAAAGACACAGGAGATTGGAGAACATACCTGTCTGGCTTGAAGCAATGGTCTTTGACTTGTGATGGACTATACGTCGAGAGTGACGCGGCACAAACCGCATTGTGGAATGCATTTCAAAGCGCAGAAGAGGTCACCGTCACCCTATCCAAACCAACTTCTTCTTCTTCTTTCACCGCGTCTGGACAAGCCGTGATAACATCTATCGAATACGGCGCAGCTATGGAAGATGCCCTGACATTCAATGTGGAGTTTCAAGGAACTGGCGCGCTAACAGTCTCATAATTCAAAGGAGGCAAGATGAATGAAACCATATGTGACGATTGAACTTGACAAACTCCGAACATTGAAATACGGCTTCAACGAGTTGTGCAAACTCGAAGATTTGTTCGGTAAGAAAATCACCGAGCTTGGAAACATGCAATGGGGTGCAAAAGAAATCCGTATTTTGCTGTGGATTGGGCTCATGCACGAGGATAAAACACTGACATTGGAAAAAGTCGGTGAGCTCATTGATATGGCTGGAGACATTACCAAGGTCATTGAAAAAGTTGCAGAAGCGCTTCAGCTTAGTTTGGGTGGTCAAAAAAACGCGGTAGCAACGGAAACACAATAACAGATTGGTACGAAGAGCTTGTGAGAATTTCAGGGCGATATAGCATACCTGTAAACGAGCTCATGGAATTGACCCCTGCAGAATTGGCAATATTTGTTGAAGAACGAGAACGGACACAACACGATACAATTGTTTTGGTATCATGGTTGACAGCCGCATTCACACGTGCCAAGCGTCTACCAAAAATAGACAAATTTCTAAACAAACCGAGCGCAAGAAAAATTGATCCTAAGAAAGCAAAAGAAGACTTTGAAGAGCTGAAAAGGAGATTAGGAGGCGCGAAATGGCAGAATTGAAGGTTGTTTTCAGCGCGGTCACAAATGAATTCGACCGCGCAATGAACAAAGTTAGCCAGCAATTGAATGATGTAGAACGAAAATTTCAAAACCTGTCTCGGATGGGAGACAGGCTATCTTCTGTTGGACGTCAGCTTTCTATCTCCCTAACCGCACCGATTGCAGCATTAGCTGCCACAGCAGGTGTGGCGATTACAAAATTTGCAAATTTTGCAGATAGGATTTCTGACTTGACACAGATAACAGGTTTATCCGCGAAGGCAATTCAAGAATGGCAAAATGTCGCAAGAAATGCGGGTGTAGATACTGAAGCGCTCACAAATGCTATGTCGGGCTTAATTAGAAAATTACCTACACTTGAACAGGAAACAGGTATCTCGGCAGAACAACTTGCAAAACTTGGGATCAATCTCAACCAGCTCAAACAAATGTCACCAGACGACGCAATTGACACAATTATGAATGCGTTGCTTGGCATGGAAAACATCATGGAAAGAAATGCCGTTGCATCCGCATTGTTTGGGCTTGCATGGCGGGATATTGCACCAATACTCGGGCTTGGAATAGACGGGATACAAAAGGCAAAGAAGCAGGCACATGAACTCGGTTTGGTGATGACAGATACATTCATAGAAAAAGGCTCACAAATAAATGCACAATTGGAGATATTGAAAGCACAGCTGTCAATTACCTTCATAGAAGTTGGTGCCGCAATTGCACCTATCCTTTCTAGCTTATCGAGAACACTCACTCAGCTTCTACCTACAATTGAAGCACTTGCAAATGCATTTGCAAAATTACCGCAGCCACTTCAGCAAGCTATTGTTATTTCACTTCTATTTCTTGCAGCTCTCGGACCTATTATTTCCGCAATCGGTGCACTTTTGAAAACAATTGTTGCACTTAAAACTGCCCTGACAGTGCTCGTGAGTGTTTCGAAATCTGTGCTTGATGTCCTTTCAAAGGTCATGATTGCGGTACAAGGTTTGTCATTCGCAGCAAAAGTCCTTTCAGGATTTATTGGTTTTCTGATAATCGATTTCATCACAGGTGCTATTCAAGCAGAAAGGTTTCGGAAAACGGTAGAAGACCTAAGGCAAACGATGAATTATGCAGCAAGCGATGCAGAAAAATACATGGCAGCAATGCAATTATGGCAAGATACAAAAAGCGTAGAGGCACTGAATAGAGCAATTGCGATCCTGGATAAATACAATATCACCACGACAGATATAATCGAAAAATCCCAAGAATTGGGCATATCTTATGAAAAAGCTGCTGCTTTGCTTATCAGACAAGCAGAAGCAACAAGACAAGCAGCAGAACAAACCGACAAGCTTAATTCAGAACTATCCACACTTCAAAAAGTTCAGAACAAAAATCTGCAGACTTTCGATGAAGTCCATACAATTTCAAAAGAAGAAGAAAAGCTCAGCCCGTTTGAAAATCTCGTGCAGGATATCAAAGACCTTGGCCAAGCGGCAAAAACCGTCAATCTTGATCCACTGAAAAAATCAATATCCTCAATGATAAATCCCGCAGATCAGCTTAGTATTGGACTAGGAAAAATAGGTGGATCGCTCGGAGAATTGAATCCTGTGCTCGAAACATCTTGGGGCGAATTCCAGCTCGTAGATGGACAATTGCAACAACTGTCAATGGACGCTTGGAATGTCATACCTCCGTTTCAAGAACTTTCCCTTACTTTGCCTGATATCAATAATAATACATCAGAGTTATCTGAATCGATATATTCGGCCACAATCCCAGGTTTTCAAGATTTGGCATTTACAGTTGATAGCTATCTGCTCCCGACAATTGAAGCAATCCCAACAACCTTTGAGACAGCAGCTGAAGACATACGATATGCCACAGGAGATATGAAATTTTATAATGAAGACGCAACACGTGAAATCGTTGAAGGTTTTCAAGATTTGGCATTTACAGTTGATAGCTATCTGCTCCCGACAATTGAAGCAATCCCAACAACCTTTGAGACAGCAGCTAAAGACATACGATATGCCACA